TGGAAGCCTGTATACGTGGTGGGGCTTCCGCGTGGCTGAACCCTTTCGTCGTGATTGAGGGGGCCTTGTTTGGATACGGGGAGTTAGTACCAGGTCTTCGCTGGATGATCCCAGGCTCTCCGTATTTAAACAGGGACCGATCGTTAAGGAGAGGAGGATGTTTTCTATTGCTGGCGTTGTTCCTTTGGCCCGGTGGGGTGTTCATAATAATGATGTTGATACCACAGCACGGGCAGTGTTAGAGAGGGTTTTGTTGTGTAAGAGTTCTGGTGAATGGTCTAGACCTCCGGTGGTTCAAGATCATGTTTGGAACCTTATGATGCATGGTTTTAAATGTAAGCTAATGTCTAAAACTCGTATTGTCGAGCCTATGTCCAGGGATGTATTCGTCGCTTCGTATGTAGGGTGTAGACGTACAAGAATGATGACAGCAGCTAAATCATTAGACCTAGTTGAGTTAGGTTTCCGTGATACCCGTATAGGTACGTTCATCAAGGCTGAAAAGATACCCTTCCACATCAAGCCCGATCCGGCACCACGTGTCATCCAACCACGTTCTTCACGGTTTCATGTGGAGTTTGGATGTTACGTGAAACCAATTGAGAAACTTGTATATTCAGCCATTGATGCTGTGTTTGGGGAGCGCACTGTTATAGGTGGACTCAATGTTCAACAGGTTGAACGCACAATTATGAAAGGGCTTAACGCTGAGCAAGTTGGCCGTATCATCCATCGAAAATGGTCTCAGTTTTCGAAACCCGTTGCCGTTGGCATGGATGCCCATCGGTTTGATCAGCATGTTCACAATTCTTCCATGTTATGGACCAAGGGTGTGGTTAGTAATTTCCTGCCTAAGGCCCACCGTCGGTCGTTCGGTATAGTATACGACTGGAAGTTGCGTACGCATGGTGTTGCACACTGTCCAAATGGGTATCTTAAGTATTTTGTAGATTATGGATTGTGTTCTGGTGATATGGATACAGCCCTAACTGGATGTTTAGTTATGTCTGGGCTGCTATATTCTTACATCCGTATGAAGCAAATTCATGCTGAGGTTGTGGATATGGGTGATGATTCGGTTGTTATATTAGAACAATCTGACTTGGCGTGGTTTTTGCTCGATCTTGAGCAATGGTTTTTAATGATGGGATTCGTTATTGTTCCTGAGGCTCCGGTTTATGAGCTAGAGCATATCGAATTCTGTCAGTGCAGGCCTGTGTTTGATGGGTCTAAATGGATAATGGTACGGAACTTTCCCAATGCTTGGTCTAAGGATGTGTGTACCATGTTGCCTTTGTTAGACGCTGTTACTTTCAACCGGTGGATTACTGCAATCGGTTTGTGTGGCTCTTCGTGGATGGGGG